CGCCTAGATACGCGTTTGAAAATATTACCACCCCGCACTCTTTCGAGAGGAGCAGTGTTGTAGATATATGATAACCGTATCAAATACAGTTAGTCGTCCTGGAATAAGTTTTCATCTTTAAATAGTTGATCTATTCCTCAAGGACTTAGGCAAGACACAACTGGAAGGGAGTAATACTCCCACCTACTTTGGGCTATCCAAGAGCCGGCATACCTAATCAGTCTAAAGTCTTAACATTGTTTAGCTCACGTTTATTTTAGTGATACTAAGCTAAGACCGTTTAACCGCTGTATGATCACCCCTTGACTTCCACGTTCGTGTACTAAGATTATTCGTCTTAATAACCCTGCGTAGCGTTTATGTGATCTGGTTGGGCTTTAATCCCTCAACTAGTTACTCGGCAAAGATTGAGTCTAGTACGCCAGTGCTTTAAGGAGCCTTAAGTTCCAGATAGGTTTCTTCTAACTTTCCGCCAAGAACGCCATCGCGCGAGCCACTCCCCTCCTCTGACAAAGTCAGTAGGACGAGGAGCCTCACGACGTATAGTAAGATCAGGTGCTAAACCAAGACCCTCTATATCTTTCTCCAGATTTTCAATTCTGGTTACTAAAACGGCTAACCGATCTAACGAAAGATCGGCTTCTATCAAAGAAGTTAAGTCTGTTTCGAGGCCTCGTAGCTCACTATGTAGGTCAAAGAAAGAATCTCGATAGCAAAATTCTATCATACCCATCAAAGATCTTAGTTGATCTTGTGATAAAGTTCCCGGATCCCGTACCAGCCAGATTGCATCTGGGTTAGCACGTACAGCCCGGGGCCATAATGACCCTGAATACATAGGGTCCCCAACAAATAAGAACTTAGGCAATTGCCATGGTTCGTACTTGGAGGTTCCATAATGAGCCCTAGTTCTATCAACTTCAACTAATTTAGTTAAAGCTTTCGCGCGCGGTAATAAATCAATTACTCGCTGACGAATTGACGCAGCCAGATCTTTAATCCAGATATCATCTGGGTACTTAAAGTCTGAGCCACCAGAGGCCATCCAATTAAGGAGGTCTCCTTTGAACCCAGGTCCCCCAGGACCGTAGTAACTAACTACGTATCCTTGAAGGCGACGAGGTAATACTGACCATGA